TTGCCGCCGCAAGTGCTACGGTCATCGAGGCCGAACCGTTTAAAATACCATTACTTGCTGGTGAAATAGAGGCGTAAGCGGTTGATGCCGAAACAGTTCCACCCGTCCAAGCAACCGCCGTAGAACCATTAGTTAAAGTAACGACACGAGATTCGCCGTTGCTAAAATTAATATTATAACTACCCGTTGTACCGCTAAAGTTGCCTGTTAAAGTGCCGCTTGTTGCGCCCGATGCTACGACTGCCGTGAACGTCAGGTTTGAAGTAACTGGATTGCTATTGTACGTAACAGCATAGCCAGGTAACACGCCTGAAATTATGGGCAGATAGACAAACTCACCGGACCCAAGAATTGGATCAGTAAATTGGTGGGAAACGCCTAACGGAAACTTAGGCCCATAAGCGCCGACGGGGTTGCCTGGTATGTTAGTTGTTGGTGCAGCGTAGTCAATACGACCAACGCTGATTTGACCAAAGACCGGATCAATAGTTTGATACATGAGTTCTCCTTAAACCACGTTTAGCCAGCCGTGAAACTGGGCGCCTGAACATGTCAGATTACCAGATACACCCATCAACTTGACAACCGCGTCTTGATTTACAGACTGACGATCTCCACCAATAGGAACAAAATTTCTATCTTTGTGAGGGCGCCAATTCAAAAACTTGGTGTTGATAAATGCCATCACGTTTGTGGGCTGATTACCACCAATACCACCACCATAGATAACATCAGCCGATTGACCTGCGCCATAGTATTTTAGAGAAGCAAAACCTACACCAGCATTGCTTGTATCTTCAGACGTGATACGTTGGATCGCTTGCAAGCTGTTTAAATAGAGCTGAAAAGCGTTAGCACCCGCGTAAATCAAATCAGGATAATCATTGCCACGCACTAGATTTAATGCAATGGTGTTCATCGCTGCTTGAATGGTTGCTGATGTCAGTGTTACGCCGCCTTGATACTGAGGACGCCAGAACGCCCATGTAGCACGCGAGATGCCGCCATAAGTGCCTGATGAGGGGCTATTGGTTAGCAATGCGTACAAACCATCAAGGTTTTTAGCGCTGTTACCCGTACCGTCACCATGCAAATCTAAATCTATTTTGTTAAGCAATCGCGCTTGAGCAATGTCAATGCGCGTGCTTAATAAATCAATCATCTGCTCTTTGCTAGAGTTAGCCAGCAATTCTGGCCCTGATATGGATACCGCGTCTGCGTAATGCTTAATGTTGAACTGAGCCGCTGAAATTGGCGAGTCAGGCGCAATATTAATTGTATCGTAACCGCTATAACTAGCTGCGTAGTTTGTTGATGGATCGTTGTAAATAATTTCCTGATCGATTACTGAACCGCCGGAAACTGTTTTAATGTTCCCGCGCTCTTTTAATCGACGAATCAACGCATTATTGTTTGTTAAATTGTCCTGCACTTTGCCAGTACGTGACTCAATCGTTGTAGCGATTATGTCCGATACGGCACTATTTGCCCAAGCCATAAAATTGTCCTTTTAAAAGCCGTGTGCCTCCATAGCGAGACGAACGGCATCTTCTGTATTGGCTGGACTGGTTAAGGGTGTTTTTGTTGGTGCGCCTTTTACTTGTACAGCCGCCGATTTTGCAGCTTTCGCCGCTTGGTTGGCTTTCAGATTTTCGGCCTTCTTAAGTTCTTCAAGCTGTTTTGCTTGATATGAGCTAAATAGATTGTCGTCTAACCTGATCGCTTTGACGTATGCGCTTTCTAAATCAGTAGCCTGTCCGGTTTCCAGGAGTTTGCCCATAACCGTTTTTACCGAATCGAAATGCTCATGCGTTTGAGCAAAATCCTCAATAACTGATTGAATTTGCTCTGTCTCTGCGGTCTGTCGTGACGCTTGTGACAAATGTTGTTCAGATTCAAACTGAGCAACTTTATTTTGTAATGCGTGGGCGTGTGGATCAAATGCGACTTGTTGTAGCCACTCTTGATCTATCCCGTAATCTTTCATTATACCCTGTAAAGCTCTGACTCTAGTGATAGGGTCGGGCGCTCTTAACTGCCGTTCAACGCTTGTTAATTTTGCGACATACGTATCAGGCGTGTAGCCTAATTGTTGCATGATTTCTGTGTCTGGGGCAAGTATATTTTTAACCCGCTCACCAAAGTCTGATTTTTCCTTAAATTTCTTTGTTCCTTCTAAAAAATGCTCCTCCCTGTCATCTATCATTTTTAAGATATTAGACGGCAACGTTTTTAATACTTCCTTTTGATCCCCTTTATATCCGCCCAGTCTTGGCACATATTCAGGTTCATTATTTTCGGCCTCGACAGTCTCTTTTGATTCCGTTTCTGGATTATCAATTTCAACCGCGTCGAGTGCTGTACTGACTAAATCAGCCGTTGATAGTTCGGGTTCAATCTCTGTATTTTCTACAACTTCGCTCATAGTCTTGCGGCCTCAATTCTGTGTGATAACTCTGTTTTCAATTCGTGCATTTCTTTTTTATCCAACGCAAAATCAACCTTTTTCGATTCGATATTTTCGTTGCCCACTTCAATGCAGTTATGCTCCCTCAATAACTGCTTGTGTCGCCGCCCGCTTGTGACCATTTCACCTGTCAACATCGACTTATAAAGTACTTTTGTATCTGCATTAAAATTAACGGGCGCAATTTTGACGTTTGTCATTTGCCCACAACACATAGGTCTACGGTCAAAATCTGCGATTCTAATAATCAACTCCTCGACCTTGCCGCACACATCACACCGCACATCATATCTAGGCATTTAAACTCTCCACCTCTTTATTTTCCGCTGCCATTGCCGCCGCGTCCATTTGCACTTTAGCGCCGATTTCAGCAATGATTATTTTCGTTGATTCCTGTAACTCTGTTTTCCACCGTTCAAAATCTTGTCTCGACTGCTCTAGCATCATTTCATTTTGTGCCTGCAGCCGCTTCATTTCTAGTTCGCGGGTTTCAATATCGCGCTCGCGCTGGTTTTCTAGCTGCATTTGAGCATGTTTTAGCTCTAATTCTGCTTGCGCCTTGGCTTGCTCTAATGCCGCTCTGCCCTGCTCAATTTGCTGCTCATGTTGCTGTTTTATCGCTTGCGCTTGTTGATCCGCTTGCAGCTTCATTTGTGCAATTTGCTGATCGGACTGGATTTTTAATTGCTCTGGGCTTGGCTGTTGGGGTTGTTGGGATTTCGCTTGCGCTGCCTGTTGCATATCGTCAATCGCTTTCTCAAAAGCCGCCTCAATGACCGCGCCCGTTTTAAATGACCTCACTGCAAATAAAAGCATCTGAGCCATTAATGGGGCTAAAGCGGGCGTTGAAACCGCAACTGGAACAACCTTTTCCATGAAACTGGAAACTGAATCAAGAAAAGCCATTCTGTCAGCTTTATCCTGATTTTCGTCCATTTGGACTAAAGTGTTATCCTCGATATCAATGCTGAAATTACGTGCGCCTTCATTTTTTAGTATTTGTATCGCTTCTTGAGCGTGTACAGCGTCCGGTGTGTACATAATACCGGACATTTCAACAAGTGTTTCAGGCTGATATTTTGAGCAAATAATGTGGGCTTTCATCCGCAATATATCACGCGCGAAACGTGCGATATCTTGCTTGATGTCACCTAGCCTAATACTTGCGTACTGCCCTTTCATTGTTTGGGCGGTTGCTGTCTCTTGTGCATCCGTAGCGCCACGTAAAATATCGCTTATTCCGGTTATCTGATAAATAATCTGTATCAAAGCATCACGTGATTTATACAGCTCCGCAAGCGCTTGAATGACATCACTCAACGGCACCCAGTGAATCATTTTGTCTAAGCCGCCGGACTCCATAAATTGCGGCCAGTTTTCAATGGGGACAAGCGTTCCATCCTCTTGGCCCTCTTTAAATAGCCTTTGGATGCTCTTTTCTTCAGCCGGATATAAACCGATTACTTTTAGCCCTGCTGTCAGTTTACGTATTCTAAAGCTGATCTCGTCTAACTCATTAGCCTGATCCTGATACATTGCAAAATCAGCAACGGGAATCATTGAGCCTGTCGTCATCGTTGCCAGCAAGGGCTTAGGACACGGAAAAAAGTCCTCAAATTCTAACGGGTCGTCGCGCTCGTCTAAGATCTCGTCAATGTCTTTAGCTATCCAGATTACTTTTTTTTCTGGTTTATTCCATATTTCCCAAACAATGCTATTTTTACCACTATCTTTATCGGTCGAGTCTTTATCCCCCGCGACTTGGCTAGATTGCGGGATTGTTTTAAACACCTCACCAAACCGCTCCACACCCTCAGCTTTTGTCATGTAAACACGACGTGCTACCCACGTGACTTCTTCCCACGTCCGCGCTTTCGGGGTGTGCGCAAAATCTTGCCAATACACATAATCCACGGGTGTTAGCTCCGACGTTATACGCTCTAGCGGTTCCTCACCTGCTATTTCGTTGGTGTCTGGATTTCCCTCGATGCCGTTATCTTCATCCCAATTTGACACCTCCGGCTCTATCGCTTCTGTTTTTGGCTCATAGCGTAGCCATACCACACCGCGACCAGGCAACAGACGATCATCCACCGCGTTTGACATTGCACTGTGATAATCGGTATGCTGCGTTATCTCATATGATAGACACCGCTCAATAATAGATGCTGCACATCGAGCGGCTGGATTTCCGTCTTTAAACCGCCTAGAAACTTCTGGCTGTGGAACCTGTGCGTAAATAGCGGGCTTTAATATTTTGATATTCGACCATAAAATATTAAAACGTGTGTTTTTATTGTCGATATCTTTACGATCATCACGAAACCGCTTAACGATTTTATTACCACGCTCAATAAAATCCGCTTTAAATTCATCGTCATACAGCTTAATTTGATCTTTCCAGACCTGTGCGCTACTCATATGCGTTTATCCTTTTTGGGCGTATCAGCCCATAATTCTGCTAGGGTTTGAGAGTCCCAGAATATGGGCTTAATAATTTTTGTTTCGACTGGTTTTTGTAGATTAATAATTACACAGCCATAGCTAAATCCGTCCCCGTCATGAGACGCCCAATCGTGCAAAGGGTCGCTGCTAAATGTTTTTGTTGCTTCGTTGTACTCATACGCCCACGCTCTAAGACCTTTTAAACCCTGCTCGCAATTTGTTTCGTTAAATTCGCAACGCATAATTATTTTACGCGCTGCGTTAACTCTATCCGCTTTAGAGCACATGGGGGTTATACCGATTTTGGTATTGCCAAAACGTTTCATAAACACTTCAACTGCGCTGTACTTAGCAGAAAATGTTTTGTTTCTAGCGTCGTGTGGAAGCCATATTTTCCCAAGTGCGGGCTGCCCATTGCTTAATTTATATTGTGATAATTTTACTTGCAGATTATCGCACCACTCATCCGCATCAATACCCCATCCACCGTCATAGTCTATGATTGAGTGACCACCTATGCGAGGTTGCCAGAAATACCAAGTCGCTGTATCTCTGCGTCCAATGTCGGCGCTTATAAATATCTCACCGCCATCAGGATCAAATTTTACGTTGTCATTAACGCGACCAAGCCGCTCTATTTTTGTAATGCTTGACGCAAGTATTGCCCCAAGATTTGCAGCGTCAAATGAGCACATATATTCCTGCTCGAATCTTGCCGTCCCATAATCTAATCCAAAATCATCAATGTATGCGTCAAGCTCTATCTGTAACTGCTCTTTTGTAAAAACGCTTGTTTGAG